GAAGACACCCGTGAACTAGCCGCAAAAGAAATTTGTGAGGCTTGGGTTGAGGCTGGTATGGGGGACGAATGCTTTTGGGAAGAATGGCCTGAGTGTCCTACTCCCTATAACAGCCTAACACCTAACAAGGTACTAGGTGCCATGGAAGATGAACTCGAGGGTGTCTTACACTCGATGTACTTAGCAGATGAAACGGCAAAGTTAACCCATGGATAAGTATCTACTCTGGTCCACTAACAGACAAAGCTGGTGGTCTCCTAATAGTTCTGGATACACAACTGATGTTCTCATGGCTGGTATGTACCCAAAGGAAGAGGCCTTAGATATCTGTAAAACTGCGAACGTAGTTGGCGTGATCCCCAACGTCCTGATGATCCGCACCACAGATGCCTACTCAGCGGTCAGAAAAAGCAAGTAGATCCACATAAAACTAAACGAAATCAGGCCCTTCGGGGCCTTTTTCTTTGTGTGATTGTTGGTACCAATACAGTTGGAGTGGTTAAGGTAGTGGATATTTCGGCATTGTGTCCACGGATTTCCCACATAACTTATTCAATGAAATCAATGTGGTGGTAGGCCCGGAGGGACTCGAACCCCCAACCAAAGCGTTGTGTAACTATTTTGGTATTTCAAGAGGTTATAGGGAGGCGCGTGGACAGGTTTAGCTCCACTACAATATTGACAAGGTAACAACCGTCACGGTATAAGCTACCCTAGTGACCTATCCACAGGACTGATGTATGACCACTTTCATAGAACAGAAGCAGTTCGCAGAGGAACTTCGTCTTCGTGAGGGCGAGACACGTCGTATCAACTGTCCGTTCTGTGGGGGTACCAACACCTACACCGCCAACAGGTTGTCCGGTAAGCTCGTCTGGAACTGCTACAAGGCGTCCTGTCCTTCTAAGGGTATGATCGACACCGAAATGTCGGCAGAGACCATTCGAGAGAGAATGGCTGCTAGGGAAGCCCTTAAGGATTCAAGTAGGTCTGTTCCCATTCCAACACACCTTTCTAATGTCCGTCACCATCCAGCTGCTCTGGATTATTTACAATCAGTAAATTCTATGTATGCGTTTGAGCAGGGATTTATTCCAGTTAAATTCTCCCCTGCAGAAAACAGAGTCCTTTTCTTTTCAGAAGATGGGCTAGGTTGCGTGGGCAGGGCGTTGGATCGTAGGAGGCCAAAGTGGAAAGTGTACGGTAATATAGACGGAATAATAAAAGTGGGGCAGGGAACTATAGGAGTAGTTGTGGAAGACGTCGCATCAGCCTGTGCAATATCGATGTTGCCAAAATGTTCAGGTTGCGCGTTGTTAGGAACACATGCTACTACATTAGCTAAGAGACAACTACGAGGCTTTGATCAAGTGATAATAGCACTGGACAAGGATGCTTCTCAGAAGTCTCTACGGCTGAAAAGCCAAATAGAGGGTAGAGTACCCACGAGGGTAATCCTTCTTGAGCAAGACCTTAAATATGTATCAAAGCAAGAAATGGAGAGACTGATATGAAAGCCAGAGGTATAATTATCATAGACTACAACTTCCCCGGTAGCTTTACCGAGGTAGCGAAGGAACAAGAAAAGCTGGAGAAGGCGATGAAGGATCTTACCCACGGTAACCCCCGTGTTGTGTACGCCGACTGCGACATCAAAGAACGTCGTGGTGACACCCGTCCAGACCTTCGCACCATGAAGATCCGTACGTCCTAAACACCTAAACTACCAACATAACTTTTTTGGCCCTCAGAGCGATCTGGGGGCTTTTCTTTTGTCCGCACTAATGTTATTGCTGTTACCCTAATGGATACCTCTGTAAAGGTGAGCAATGATAGATACCTCAATGGTGAAGAGCCTCTTGTCGCATTCTGCGTACGAAGAGTGTAAGGGGCAGCTCAGGTCGAGCCTGTTCTCGGAAGATGTACGTGAAGCGTATAAAATTCTGGAGTCAGCCCACAACAAATACGGCGTAGACCTGACCCCTCAGGATTTGATGGTGATCTGGAAAGCCGACAACCCTGTAGCCACCCCCGCCCAGCAGAACGATTTCCGTGAACTGATCGAAGACATCACGGAAGCCCCAGACCTGTCCCCTCTGGTCGTGGCAGACACCGTCAAGGCGCTGTGGAGACGTGATACAGGTAAGCGTATCGCCACTATGGGTCTAGAGATATCTGAGGGTTCAGACGACGTCTTAGCGTCCCTGCGTGAGCTTATTGAGAAGGTTGGGGACAACTTTGTCAGCGATGACTTTGGTGAAGAGACGACGCAGGATCTGGACGACCTGATTGAGATTATGGGGAACGACCATCGTTTCCAGTTCAACATCGAGACTCTGTCTAACCGTGTCTACGGTATTGGCCGTCAGGAATTCGGTGTGATCTTCGCCACCCCTGAGACAGGTAAGACGTCCTTCATCGTGTCTATCTGCTGCGGCCCCAAAGGCTTCGTGGATCAGGGCAAGAAAGTCGTAGTGCTGGGTAATGAAGAGACTACAAAGCGTACCGTGATCCGTGCCTATCAGTGCGTTACTGGATGGAACGAAGAGAAGCTATGTGAGGATATTGAGCAGAGTAAGGCGATCTACCGTGCCAAGACGCAGGGTAAGATCCGGTTCATGGATATCCAAGATTGGACCATGGAAAAGGTCAGCGCATACCTCAACAAAGTGAAGCCCGACGTCGTGATCATCGACCAGCTGGACAAGGTTGCGGTCGAGGGGAAGTACGAGAAGGGTCACGAGCGTCTGCGTGAACTGTACCGCCAAGCGCGTGAAATGGCCAAGCGACATGATTGTGCTTTGTTGGGTGTCTCTCAGGCGTCTAACGAGGCCTCAGGCCGTACCCGTCTGGATTACTCCATGATGGAAGGTTCCAAGATCGGTAAAGCCGCAGAAGCTGATCTGATCATCGGTATTGGTAAAGACCAAGACGATGAGAGCCTTGTCCGATATTTGACCGTGTCCAAGAACAAGTTGTCTGGCTGGCACGGAACGATCCTCTGCCAAATCAAACCGGAGATTGCCCGCTATGTCTCATGATATCATCATCGATCTGACCAGTGAGAGGGTCCAGCGAAACTCTTACGAATACTACACGCAACCCAGAGCCACATGGCGGGATAACCCAGACATTTACGTCCAATCATGGGGTCTAGTCGTAAAAAACCTCTGCCAACGTATTCATGACGAGGGTGAGGTCGATCCAGAGGCTCTGGTACACGTTCTGCGCGGTAATAAACCCGTATTTAGGCCCATGTCTCTTACTTTGTGGGTGAACCCCCCTGACCGACGCCCAGACAACTTAAAACGACCTAACAGACCGAAGGAAGCATCATGACCAAACTGCAAGAAATCATCGCCAAGCTTTTCTGCCCTGACCTGTATGCACAGGTGCGTAATCTCAGGATTATAAACTCTTCCCTAGTTAAAGAAAGGGACCGCCTTGCAGACCGACTTGCTGACGAGAAATTTCGGAACGAAATACTTCTCAATGAAGTTCAAAGTCTGTCTTCAACCATCACAGAACAAGAAACCATCAATGAGGATCTAGAGGATCAGACCCTCCGTCTGACTGCAGCTGTACGCGGTAACACATGGATGGCGTACTGATATGGAAATCCTTGTACAACTCTCCCGCGAAGAATTGAATGACGCCAAACAGGCTGCATCTATGCGTTGGCAGATGGCCCGTATGTCTGGTGTGACCAACCAACGCCGTGACGACACCCGTGATGATCATGAGGTAGACCTGCTGGGTATCAAGGCTGAAATGGCCGTGGCTAAGGCCTACAACTTGCGTTTCAACCCATTCTCATTTGGTATCGATGATGGCTCAGACATGTTCTCTGGCGATCTGGGTATTGACGTTAAAGCGTCCTTTCACCGAGACGGTAAGCTGATCTTCAAACGTCAGGATGCCTTCCGTGCAGACATATCTGTCTTCGTCACAGGAGACACCAACAGTGGCACTCTTCGCATCGCAGGTTGGATCACCAAAGAACGGTTCTTAGACATTTCAGACGTCATGGATATGGGGGGCGGTAAACAGGCTGTCTTCGTACCTCAAAAGAAACTGGCATCGCCAGAGAGCCTATGGGCGTTCCTGACAAATCGGAGGTGGTCACATGCTTAATATTTCTCGTTTTGGGAAGGGTCTGTTGAAGGTGGTCGTGTTTGATGCAGAGACCACCACTCAGGATATGGGTAAAGAACGTGACCCTACACCCCAACACCCTAAAAATCGTTTGGTTTCAGGCCATTGGACGACGTTGGTAGTTGATCCTTCTGATCTTTCTCAGCTGAATGCTATTTTGGCCATCCTTAAACGTG